TGTATTTCAGAAGGCGCATCAATGGTTCCTACGTTCTAAGTTTGGAACTGAGTTTACCACCATTCCTTTCTTCTCTGGAATGCGCCTGGCATAAACTCTAAGGGGGAGCAATCCTTCCCCTCTGATTAACTCAAACTCATTTCCCACTGATTAACACCGATGATCACCATTCAATTCTTCTCACCTTATCAGCAGATCTGGAAGACTCAACAATTCAAGACAATTGCAGAGGCACAGAATATGGTTTCATTCTATCGGAGTTGTGGGTCTCCTGCTAACATCGTCTGAGAGTATAGAGAATGGGATGCGCTCTAAAGACACCCTAACTCAAACCACACTGATTTACATTTTGTTATGACTTTCGAAATTGCCTCTGCTCTGCTGAATCGTGCCTCTAATGGTGACGAACTCCTGCAGATTCTGGAGTCTATCGCATCGGATGCCCCCCAGGAGGAAACCCAGGACAGTTGAGCAACTGGCACACCTGCCCCCTCTGGGGGGTGGGGTTGCCTGTATGATAAGTAAGAACCAAACGACCCGGACCCATGGCAAACGCTACCGTCACCATCACCCTGACCCCTGAGGAGCAGACCGCTCTCTATGATGCTCTGTATCTTCGTGCCGAAACCCTGGAAACCAATCTGCCTGGGTCTGACCGTTCGGCAGTGATGAACCGCCTCGCTGCCTGCCTGATCGATCAGTTGGATTATCCCGTGCCCCTGTGGATGACTGAGGAAGTCTGACCCTGCCTGAGGGGGGTCGCGCCTGACCCCCCTTTCCGTGCTACAATTAACCAGAACCAAACGACCCCGAACCCCGATGCTCTACAATCAGGCAACCGACCTCGTGACCCGTCAGACCGTATGGGTCGGAACCCAGGTTCTGAACCTGCCCACCTGGACCGGCACCGAATGGGCAACAAACGGTAAGGGGCAGTCCCTTGGTAGTGATTTTGACGGTCTCTCTGCTGCTGCGTTAGCAGACCTTGCCACCGATTTTCAGGGGTGGGTCGGTCCCGGTCACCGTTACTGGTGCAACCCCGAAGCAAAGCGCCTCTCCTTTACTGCCTGAACCCTCCCGTCGATCTGCTAGAATTCTTTCAGTTCCACCGACCCCCACCCCATGACCAGCACCATCGACGGCGTTCAATTCAAGGTTACCCGCCTCCCCGTGCGCGGACCCCGTAAGGGTGAGACCTGGATGCGTGGGTCTCAGTCTCATGGCACCTCTGGCGGCATACAGTCCGTTCGTGCTGGCGACGGCGACCACACCCTCACATCGCGTGGTCGTTCTCAGGGTTCGGGCGATCGCTGCGTTGGCACTGGTCTGACCCTTAACGCTGTCGGCGGCATCGGCAAGGTGATGGTCGCTGATCTTGAGGCAGTGATGATCCGTGCCCGTGACCAGTACCGGAGCGATCGCCGCGCTGCTGCCCGTGACCGTATCAGCGGCACGGTGTGACCCATATTCGTTCGCGATTTGGCAGTGTCCCGGTGGGGGCGCCGCCCGGTGGCGCGGGGCGCGTTGAAAAACGCAACACTACCCTAACCTACAAAGTGTTACCCAAGCGACATAAGTATCGGGCGCTAAATTAAAAAATTTTGCCATAAAAAAATCACCCCTCAAGTTTGATAATTCATATATAAAACAAAAAAGCAAACTAATATTGTGTGTCTATGAAAAAAAATTTCGGTGAAAATATTCATCCCGTACAGATTGATCCAATTACTGGGCAATATTATGTAATCATTCCCGAATGGATGATGAATGAACTCTCTTGGTACGAAGATACTGAAGTAAAATTCAGTTTAGACGGAAATGATATTGTGATTAGCGAACATGAAGTAGATTGACAACTACTACATAATACTGTATGATACTGAAGTAACTACATTCAATTATGGCTAAAGGATTTACTGTTAAAGCAAAAGCACCCATTGCAAAAACTACGGAACAGGAATGGGACTATGACTTGGCAAGACAAATGGTTCAAGGCAAATCCGTTGTATTTTGCCTACCAGGAAGAGGAGTTTCTTATACTTATCTGAAGAACTTTGTACAACTCTGTTTTGATTTAGTTCAAGCCGGAGCAAGTATTCAGATTTCACAAGACTACTCTTCAATGGTGAACTTTGCACGTTGCAAATGTCTTGGAGCAAACGTACTACGTGGTCCCGATCAAATTCCTTGGGACGGCAAACTCAAATATGATTGGCAACTCTGGATCGATTCTGACATTGTATTCAATACCCAACAATTTTTTCAACTGGTTTTAATGAATCGTGATATTGCATCTGGATGGTACTGTACCGAAGATGGTAACACAACATCAGTCGCACACTGGATGGAAGAAGATGACTTCCGTAACAATGGTGGTGTAATGAATCATGAAACAATTGAAACAATGAGTAAGCGTCGTAAACCATTCACGGTTGATTATGCCGGATTTGGTTGGTTATTAATCAAGAACGGAGTTTTTGAACATCCAGAAATTAAGTATCCTTGGTTTGCACCAAAGATGCAAGTCTTTGAATCTGGTGAGGTTCAGGATATGTGTGGAGAAGATGTAAGCTTCTGTTTGGATGCAAAAGAAGCAGGATTCGAAATCTGGTGCGATCCTCGTATCAGAGTCGGTCACGAGAAAACACGAATTATCTGATTTAAATGTTTAACAACTCTACGAAATATAATATCCTATGTAAAGGACGTAAAATTTACATCGATCTTGCAGAAGAAGAATATTTCAATACAATGGAGGATCTGGCAATAGAATTCTATGAGTCAGGTTCTCCACATCCTGAAGAACTTGAAACTGAAATTATAGAGGTTACTTATGGCAATTAAAAAATCATCAGGCAGTGCAAATCTCATTGAGTCGAGTCCTAAAAATACTCGTCAAGGATATGGGTCTAATACTAAATATGCCGCTTCTTCTCGGAATAAAGCTCGTAAAAAGTATAGGGGTCAAGGAAAATAATAATTTACCTCTCGAAAGGGAGGTTTTTTAATGTTTCTAAATAATTGCCTGGTGGGATTATTATGCCTTGGAAAAATTCTCAATGGGTAAACACCTCCTATTGGAGGTATATGACGTTAAATTTGATTTATTAAATAATGGGATTGCCATTCAAGATGCAATGGAACGCGGTATTAAACATGCCGGAATGACAATTCTCAACATTTATCAATACTGCTTCATTCCACAAGGAGTTACCATTGTCATTGCACTTTCCGAAAGTCATGTATCATGTCACACCTGGCCAGAGAACGGAACAATTGCAATCGATGCTTATACTTGTGGAGAAGGAAATCCCAAATTAATTGTTTTAGAACTATTAAAATACCTTGATTCGGATAATTTTAAACTTAGGGAATTAAATCGTTAAATAGAAACAAGGAGATAGAAACCTCCGTTATAAAAGTTCTGTTTTATTCACTAAAACAGGAGTTCCAAATGTCTAACTTACCAGTCGATAGAAACTCAGATTATATGAAAGAAATGTGGGGAACCTCAAAATTAATCACCGATTATGATTCAACTCCCCCACAACGTGTAATTCAAGAGATTATGCACGATACGGCACCAAAGCACGACTTTAAAAAACAAATCGAATTACATGAAAAAATTCGTAATGATGATGATTATGATGATTGGTCATACGGAACAGAACCATCATATGGTTCACCTTGGAAATGACTATAAATAAAGCAAGAACCTTTTAATCCAATGGCAATTCAAAGGATATCTAGATCATTTAAAGATATTAGTTTATCCTTTGAACCACATCCAGTGACAAAGGATTTGCCGATATTACTTAATGAGAATGCGATTCGTAGATCGGTCAGAAATTTAGTAGAGACAAAACTTACCGAGAAATTTTTTAATTCATCTTTTGGGTCTCAAGTTTATTCTAGTCTATTTGATTTCGTCGATTATGGTACTGCGGCAAATATTCAGGCACAAATTGAAGCAGTAGTTACAAATTATGAACCTCGTATTAATAATCTTGAAGTATTGGTAGATCCACAACCAGATAATAATGCATTTTCGATTTCCTTGATATTTGATATCGTAGGACAAGAATTTCCAACACAAGAATTTTCATTCATATTAGAGGCAACAAGATAAAATGCCTTTTACTAAGTTTACAAATCTGGATTTTGATCAGATAAAGGTATCCATCAAGGACTATCTCCGTGCGAATTCAAACTTCACGGACTTTGACTTTGAAGGATCTAACTTTTCGGTTCTGATCGATACACTTGCATATAATACTTACATCACAGCATTTAACTCAAATATGATTGTGAACGAATCCTTCTTGGATTCTGCGACACTCAGAGAAAATGTCGTGTCTCTTGCAAGAAATATTGGTTATGTTCCACGGTCCAGAACCGCCTCTAAGGCACTTGTTTCTTTTGACGCCCAAATAGGTGCGGCAGTCAGTAGTGCCACTCTCACGCTTCAGGCAGGACTTGTATGTGTTGGAAATATTGATAATACATCTTATATTTTTTCAATACCAGAAAATTATACGGCAAATATTGCAAACTCAGTAGCATCATTTACGGACTTAGAAATTTATCAAGGAACTTTTCTTAAAAAACAATTTGTGGTTGATGGTTCATTGGATCAAAGATTCGTTATTGATAACCCATATGTAGATACATCAACCATTAGGGTTTATGTAAAAGGTCCTACAGATAGTGGTAATGGAATAGAATATGCTCATGCGGATAATATTTTTCAGATCAATGGAACTTCTAACATCTATCTTCTTCAGGAAGTTCAGGATGAAAAATATGAACTTCTTTTTGGTGATGGGATTATTGGTAGAAAATTAGAAAATAATGCAGTTATTACAGTATCATATATTGTTACTGATGGTATAGATGGAAACGGTGCCGCTAAGTTTTCTTTCTCCGGAGCATTTAAAGGGTCATCAGATCA